GGAAACTCAGTATGTTTACGAGTGTTGGTGGGAAGAACGCTATGAATGCTGGTGGGAACTTGTTCAAAACTGTTGGGATGAACCAGAGTACGGGTGGATCTACTATGATTGTGAGAAGAGCTACGATGGCGAGTGGACCCAAAAGTGTGTAGATCAATACAAACAATATAATCCTGGAGCTTGTCCACTAAGTTGGACCGGTGATTGGGATGCTACCTGTATTGTTGCTGTTCACGATACATGTCATGATTACTGTGATGGTGTACAAAAGGGTGCCGGCGGATGTGTAGAGTGGGAAGCACCCAATTATGATGCTAAGTGTTCTGATTTTGAGCTTGGAGTTGGATTAACCTGTAAAAGTGGAAATACTCCAGTGATTCCTATCTGTAACACGGGCTCTAAGGAAGCTCCAAAAGGAATTCCCATTGCAATTATGCCAAAAGGTTCTGGATATTTTGGAACAGAATCATCTTCACTACCAGGAGCTAAATATTGCTATACTGATGAAGATATACCTCCTGGAGAATGTCGTAATGTTAAAAATTGTAATGTGATTAATGGTGATGAAATTATCATTAACCCTAAATCAAATGTTAATTATAATGAAGCAGAATGTTTTAAAGGGGATAATTGGGGATTTTATTATGACGCTATATGTGGATATCCGCCGAAGTGTCCCGGCGGTTATGTCGACACGGTTAAATCTGAGCCATACGAATCTACGTGTGATGATGGTCAAACACCTCAGTGGGGTTACCTATCATGGGATGCAACCACTCCCGTTGGCACAGAAATATCCTTTAGAATTCGTACAGCCAAAACTAAGGCCGATTTAACCGGTGCATCCTGGGTGGCCGTGAGCACAAAGTCGACGGACATGAAACCAGATTGTTCAATGGCAGGTCCTGCTCCATGTCCTATCGACCTTTATGCCTTACTCGGTAAAATGGACTCGCAGGAGAAGTTCCTCGAGCTAGAGACAAATTTCAAGGTCGATGGTGACAAGAAGAACACCCCGACCCTAGAAAAGTGGGAAGTTAGCTATACTTGTATCGAAGAACAGTAAAAAGATTGATTACTTCTTCTTACGCTTCTTACCGCGGTGCTTTTGTATCTGCTTCCATTGTGCGGCATCGACCTTACGTGCAGGGCCACCTGCAAGAACTGAATTGACTCTTGCCATGGCCCATGCATGTTGAGAAGCCCCTGGACGGTGACCTGTTCTCCAGGCTGCGAGTCCCTTATTGTAGATTGCGCGAAGAGCACTCATGGGAGCCCCTGATTTTTCAGCTTTGTTCTTTAAAGCCTTTGTGACGTTGTTGCCCTTGCGCTTTTTCTTTTCATCTAGAATAGCTTCATTAATAAATTCTCTTAAAACTTCTAGATCAAAATCTTCCAGCAAGAATTCTTCGTCGTGTTCCGTGGCTTCCTTCTTTGTCTTCTTTTTTTTGCTTATCAGGTCCAAATCCCATCTCTCTTGCCTTTCGAGTCCAAACTGACTCTTTGTTTCCACCACGGGGTTTGCCTGAAGGTGTCTTGTCAGTTTTGAAAGGACCATAAGCAGATGGATCACTCGATCTCTTATTCTTTCGATATTCTATCTCTCTTCTTCTTGCAGCCCTCTCTTTGCCAGAAAGACCCTTTAAGTAATTCGGGTCCATCTCATCGAGAGACAATTCTTCTTCTATTATTTCGTTTATTAAATCTAAGAGATCTAGATCGTGCATGTCCTCATTAAATATTCTTCTTATAAACATAATAGGACTTTATTGTAAGATTATTCTTCAGATCGGACCAAATAATGAGCACTGAACAAACACAAATACAAACAGAACAACAAGTTAATTCTTCTACACGACAAGATCTTCTTTGTAGAGTCGTCGATGTAGAATTTTCTCTTCTCGCTGCATTTAGGCGCTTTGTTGAAGAAGAAAAGTCTTCTCTTGAGGACATGATGAACCTTGCTAGGGAAGAGCTCTCTAAGATGGAGCTATTTGCACCCAAGGTTACTGACGACACTTCAGAAGAAGTCAAGCTAGAAACAGTTTGACCCAATACTGGCATGCGAACCCACGATAGATGGGGATTTTGTGATAGATGTTCTCGTCTTGGTAGAAAGTGTAAACTTGTAGATGGAAAATGCACCATGGTTCAAGATGAAACGCCCAACTTAGAACAGCACAAGTCGTTGCAGCTAGGGGCTACAGTGAGACTGGATGCTTATCGTATCATAGATGATACTATCGAGAGAGCAATCAGATACGGTTATTCTCGAGCTTTCAAGCACACTGATAACCCCACAAAGGACCATATTATAGATGAGATTCATCGAAGTGTGATGAACGATCTTTGTGATATTCTCAAATTTGATGACAGGTGAAGAAAGAAGACACAAATCTAAAGGATGACCAATTTAACATTGGTGATTTGGTTGAAGGCGACTTTGATAATAGTTTCATCTTGACTTTCTCAATGGCATCGGAAATGCAACAAGGTAAGCTTCAAGGAGACGGACCTAAATTTTATAAAAATGATCTCGGTCTAGTTATTGGTGTTATCTCAACTCCTGAATCTTTCTATTCAATGGGATTCTGTAAGTTATTGTTAGAATCAGGTGAGATAGGCTGGTTACCGAATACTTGGTTAAACAAGATAGACTATGATGCAAAATAATAATATAATTTATGTCTCGCTACTTTATCAGCAAGATCAGCTCATGAAATTCTTGGGTGTCTTTTCAACTGAAGAAAAAGCCATCGAACGCTGTCTAAAAGAGCCCACGCGAACTCGACAAGAATGGTCTACAGTTTCACAGAATGCTTGGCACAACGGTGCGGGTTTGATCATAAAAGTCGTGTCACAGAATCTGTACTGAACCCCAAGCCCACCTTTATCTAGCGAATTAAATCCTGACATAGTTTACCACAAACCGTTAGTGTATTAATACTTATTCTGAACCTCGAGTATTTTAGAATGTCTTTGCATTGGCCGTCAAATGGTGAATATTCAGTGCCAGCATATCAGCTGTCTGCGCTGCCTTATGTTTCTTCATCCATCATTTCAGCAGGTCAAACGCATACTTACAGTTTTCCATACGTGACTAAATTCATAAGCATCGTCAATCGAGGCACTAACGTAACAGATAAACTAGCGATCTCTTTTACAGAGAATGGTCTCAAGTCTAATGTTGGTAATTACTTTACACTTGGAAAAGGCGAGTCTGTTCGTGAAGAAATTAGAACCACGTTACTTTTTATTTCTTGTTCGGCTGGCAGTAATGTCGATTATCAACTATTTTGCGGTTTGACTACTATTCTAGAAAAACAATTCTTGATACTGTCTGCATCACACGGACATCCTGGCGTTGGTTGAATTGCGAGAAAAATTTATTTTCTAATCATGTTATAATTTTGAAACTAATGCTATAGTATTCAACAACATGAGAGACAGATTTGAAGGTATTAAAAGGGCATATAGTTCTGAGGACGTTGCTCGTCTTCGCGGCAAGACTCGAGTAGAACACACGTTAGCAAAAATCGGAGCTGAGAGGCTTTGGAAGTTGTTTAATGAGAAGCCTTACGTGCATGCGCTTGGTGCTTCAACGGGTGCAATGGCTGTACAGCAAGTCAAGGCAGGACTTGAGGCAATCTACCTCTCTGGTTGGCAGGTGGCAGCTGATGCAAATTTATCAGGCAACACTTACCCTGATCAGAGTCTTTATCCAGCGAATAGCGTGCCTGCCGTCGTCAAGCGAATCAACAGCGCTCTTCTGCGAGCTGAGCAGATCGACCACGCGGAGAATCCAAACAGCGATAAGCATTGGATGACGCCCATCGTCGCAGACGCTGAAGCAGGCTTCGGCGGTCCTCTCAATGCCTACGAGCTGATGAAAGCAATGATCGAAGCCGGCGCTGCAGCAGTACACTGGGAAGATCAGCTTGCTTCTGAAAAGAAGTGCGGTCACCTAGGTGGAAAAGTTCTCGTACCAACGTCACAATTCATTCGTACATTAATCGCAGCACGACTTGCTGCTGATGTTTGCGATGTTCCTACGATTATCATCGCTCGTACTGATGCTGAATCTGCAAATCTAATCACTAGCGATGTTGATCCATATGATCAGTCGTTTATTGAACCAAACAAGCGTACGCCCGAAGGATTCCACTATCTTAGCGGTTCTCCAATGGAAAGATGCATCGCTCGTGGATTAGCTTATGCTCCTTATGCAGACATGATATGGATGGAAACATCAACACCAGATCTGGAAGAAGCAAAGACATTTGCTGAAGGCATCCATGCAAAGTTCCCCGGCAAGCCTCTTGCATACAACTGTTCACCTTCATTTAACTGGAAGAAGAAGCTTGATGATGCAACAATTGCAAAATTCCAACGTGAGCTTGGAGCGATGGGTTATAAGTTCCAGTTCGTCACGCTTGCTGGATTCCATTCATTAAATCATGGAATGTTTGAATTGGCAAGAAAATACCGTGATCATGGAATGGCAGCTTATTCTGAACTGCAACAGGCAGAATTTGACTCTGAACAGTTTGGATACACAGCAACAAAGCATCAAAGAGAAGTTGGAACAGGATACTTTGACGAAGTCTCCAAAGTGATTAGCGGAGGACAATCTTCAACTCTTGCGCTCAAAGAATCCACAGAATCACACCAGTTTAATAAGTAATAATATGAGACTCTTAAAGGGATTATCAGCAGCAGCGTTTGTGGTCACTGTAGCAGCTTGCATGACGCAGTTCGGTTCTGTACCGATGCAAGACAGCAGCGAAGAAAAGTCAGTAGAAAAATCTTCTCCTGGTGCAGGTGTGCACGAAGACAAACAAAGCTTTGACGACTGCGGTTATCAAGAGATAGTTGTTGAAAATCCCGACAAGACCAAGACGGTCATCATTATACCACTTGAATGCGTAGACGAGCCTATTGACTCAGTGTGCGATCCTACGCACAAGAATCCCGCAGATAGCTATGTGGTCGACAGCACAGAGACAATCAGTCTCTGATGTAGATCCATCGCATAAATGCTGATGACAATGCTAACCCAAGAGAAATTTTAAAAAATAACTCTAGGATTGCATTTATCAATTTTTGAAATATTCGTTCTAAGTCCATGTGAATAATTAATAGCCTAGACATGCTCGCCGTCGGCGATTTAGTTCTTTATCCAAAAAATTTAAACGAACAAGTCATCATGATTGTTGTCAAAGTCACATCTGACGACGCATATCAGCTTTGTGATCTTCTGAATTGTGATGGAACGATGCTCAAAGAAATTTGGATAGGGTGCTTACAATTTATTTCTGAATAAAGTCATAGTCTTAAAAATCTTCAATGTTTTTTAAAACTATTTCTCTTCATGTTCAATATACTTAAAGCTCGGAAGACGTATGTCATCCCGAAAAGAAGAACTTGTTGAGCAGCTTGAGGCAATTAATGCTCAGATCAATCAATTGAGAAAAGTTGCCTCAAAGAACAGCAAATCTGCCAAAGAGAAGACACGTCTCATGAATCTCATGACAGACTTGATCATTGAACTAGATTCTTTAAAAGAACCAGAAGACGCTGAAGATTAAATTAATTCTGACAGATGTACTTTTGTTTCCATCGAGTCTTTAATAGACTATTATGTCAAACCTTGAGAAGCCTCTCAACAGAAATTTATTTCTAGCACAACAAGTCGACCAAGACACAATGAACGCATTGTCAAAGTCGATCTTAGAGATTCGCGAACACGATGCGTATCTTGAAGGATATTTCAAGTTGCACGACTTGGAATACAAACCGAAACCCATCGTCATCCACATCGATTCGTACGGTGGCGCAGTCTATCAGTGCTTCGGTTTGCTATCGATTATGAAGTCAAAGGGTACGCCGGTCAACACGGTGGTCACGGGATGTGCCATGTCATGCGGATTCATGATCGCAATTCACGGTGCGCATCGATCGATCCACAAGTACGGTACAATGATGTACCACCAGGTGAGCTCAGGAGTTTGGGGTAAAGTTGCAGAGATGGAAGAAGATCTAGTTGAAGCTAAACGCCTCCAGAGACAGATCGAAGAGATGACACTCGATAACACAAAGATCACAAAAGAAAAGCTTGAAAAGGTCTACAAGAGAAAGCAGGATTGGTACATCGATGCGAAAGCCGCGCTTAAGTGGGGATGTGCTGACGAGATCGCTTGATAGTTCTAATGTGAATTATAGACAGAATCTTTTCTGTTTGTCTTTATAAAACTTTCTTAATTAGCATGTGGTTTTTTACGGCTTATTTTCAGACTTTTTATGGAACCATCAATGCTTAACGTACCAATGAAGATAAAAAATGCTGTTGCGACAATGAAGTAACCTGATGCTAATGATAAAATCATTTGTCTTTATTTATTCTGTGAATTTTTAATTGACAAATTTTGTTGCAAGTTTTCACGAAAGCGTAGTACAGTTTATTTATACGACACGCAAGATAGAAGAAGATTGAGACTCGAGCGAGTGCTTCATATTCGTTGAATTAATATAATATAATATAATCGTAGGTGAAACTGGGGATGAAGCCCCCAGAAGTAACCAATATGTTTTACTATGACAATGACACAATTCCCAGAAAATTTAAGCAGCAGAGAAATTTTCATCTTTGATCAGATCTTAGCAGGTAACTTTGAGGCAATGTGGACGGAAATTGTGCACTACGTCGACGGTAAAGAAGTCAAGCTTCACGTGATGGAAGACGCTCTTTTGGTGGGAGGGGTCAGAGTCAATGTGTCCGCAAATCTTGAGCAGAAGATCGCTGATCTATTCGATGCATCGTTACCAACTGCGATGGTCGCAGACATGATGTATGTTTCTGCAGTTAGAAAAATTGGGCCATGTCCCATGCCTATCTCTTCGACCGTGAGTGCTATGACGACTCACTCTAACGCCGTGTCGAAACAGTTGACAGCTGCGGTGGGTCTAGTGTCCACTACGGGTAAGCATTGGATCTTGGACAAGAAGATTGAGCTTAATCCAAAACGAGCATGCAACTACGGCTGGCACTTCACGGGACCCACTTACAAAGGCATAAAGGGATACCCCGCCGCATCGACGATCGCCAGCAAGAGCGTTAACGTGATCCAGCCTAATGCGACTGCACATGATGCGCTGCACTCTGATTATTCTCAAGTGTGCCAGCTTGTTGCTCAGCGCTGCTGGATCAACGGTGCCGAATATCGATTCTCTGACGTCGTGAAAGACCCACAGCTAGCTAAGCTGGTGTCTCACACTGGATCTCTTAAGATTGACAGACAGCCTGGCTCTCCTGACTACACAGGGTGCAAGATTACTCTGCCTTTTAGACTTCCTTCTTCTTGTCCTGTTGTATAGGTGAATCATGCCAACATACGATTACGGTTGCACTGTCTGCAACAAAGAATTTGAAGTTCAGCAATCTATCAAAGATGATAAGGGCGCAGAATGCCCTCACTGCAAGACTTTCTCTTACAATCGTCTCATCTCTAAGGGCACTTCGTTCAGCCTGAAGGGTACCGGTTGGGCTGCTGACAACTACTCATCTTCAAAATCATAGATAAAAAATAAATTGTAAATTATTAAGGGCTTAGACTAAGATAAACAATATCTGGTGGTTAGGAAACAAACCAAAAGATAAATACGGAACGGAAGTCGTATCGGTGGCAGACATCAATCTCATAAATTGAAGGAGAAATCCCCTTGTGGGTTCGAGCCCCACCCGTTCCACTGAAGGAACCTTTAGATTAATCCTCTAAAGGTTCCTTTTTTATTTGTTAATGTGCAAAATTTTTCTTTTGCATGTTATGATGAAGAAATCATGATTCGCTTTATCGGAAAAATCCCTAACAAGTGTACGGTAGCTTTTTCTGGTGGTGTCGATTCCGTTGCCGTGGTTGATTTCCTTTTGAATGGAAGGAAAGAAGTAGATCTTGCTTTCTTTCATCATGGAACAGAGACATCAACATCTGCACTAAACTTTGTAACAGAATTTGCTACTGAAAGAGGATTGGACCTTCGAATCGGTAGGTTGTCACGAGACAGGCTCAAAGAAGAATCTCTTGAGGAATTCTGGCGGAATGAACGGCACTGGTTCTTTTCGACTTTTAATTCGCCGGTGATCACTGGCCATCATCTAGACGATGCGATAGAGACATGGATCTTCACGTCTCTTCACGGTGAATCACGACTCATTCCTCATTCCAGTGGAAACGTTGTTCATCCTTTCTTAATCACACCGAAAAAAGAATTCATCTCATGGTGCAAGAGGAAGAAACTATCGTGGATCGAAGATGAGTCGAACTGCGATGTGAGGTTCATGAGAAACTTGATTAGACACCGAATCGTACCTGAAGCATTGAAAGTTAATCCAGGTTTGCACAAAGTTATCAAGAAGAAGTATCTTGAACTCGGCCTTTAAGAAGATTTTTGCTTTAATAGTTCAAACACAGCCCGAGGAATCTTGGTCTTGGGATCGTCACCCAAAGAAACGCAGTTTTGACTTGCAAACTGTGTCAATCCACTAGACGTACCCGGACCCCATAATCCGTCTATGCTCTTGTCATACAGGCAAATCTTTGACAAATATGTTTGTGCTTCTTTAAGCGTATTTTTATCCCATATAACAGAGTCATCCTGAACTTCTGCGCCGGCTTCAATGGGTTTTATGAACAATTGAGCCTCTGATTTTCTTCGATTCAATAGTCCCTTGTTAACTTTCATCACGCCGTTGACGCGAAACTTGCTCCACTCTTCTAGCTTCGCAGGAACACTAGCGAAATCACTTGAATTGACTGCTTTTTGCACTCCGGTGTTTATGATTCCTCCTTCACCTGTATTGAAGATAAAACTAACAAGAGCATCAAATTGGTTCTGATTGAGAGATACTGTGATGTGTTTCTTGACAGCTTTTTCAAATCTCTCCACGTCTTTTGCGAGGATTTCTATTGCCTGTTCTTTGGTGATCTCTTGATAATTTTCACCGGGAAGTATAACGTGTCCCACACCGATCGTGGGTTTGCCGGCTGGACAGATATAACGCTTGAGCATCAGACCTTCCCATTTTGTAATGTGTTCTAGTCCTTCAGCAGAAACTTTTAAATGTTCATTCATAAACAGTAAGTATTGCAACACTGCGTGTCGTTATTGTACTTTAAATAGGCAAGCTATATGTCTACTGACAAGAAAATGCTGAAGGCCGCCGCGGCGGCCGCTCTGCAAAATACTGAACGGGGAACTGACATCCGAACTTTCTTTCTTGGAAGTGTTGGCGTAAGAAACGACGGAGTTCTGGTGTCTTCTAGAAATGTGGCGTCTCGCGACGTTGCACTCAGTCATCATGCGGAGGCTCGTCTATCAAGGAAACTTACTCCGCAATCAGAAGTGTGGGTCGCTCGAGTTAGAAAAAATGGTGAGTGGGCAATGGCGCGACCGTGCACAAGTTGCCAAAATAAGCTTCGCATTGCTGGTGTCTCCCGCGTGGTATATACGTTGGGCCCAGAAGAGTGGGGTGTAATGGATTTAAGGGGAGACTAAAATATGACGACTTTGAGACGACTCCTCTGTTTGACAAAAATTACTTGAGATATGTACGATGGCAAAAGATAAAAAAACTAATAAAGTAATCTCGCTCGGTGAAAGACTGGAACGGTGGCAACACGTGTACACGTCACCACGCGGTGAATTTCAGGTGACAGTTTCATCAAGGGGATTTCTAAAAGTCTCATTTAGAGACGGTCACAAAGATCCCATCTTTTTAGATTTTTTTGAATCCGTCAGGTTCATGTCTGATGTTTCAAAAGGATTTGAGCAGATGGTAGTTGATGCAACTTAACGCGTGCTTAGTTTATAAAGATACATCGGGGTTCACGCCCCACGAAACAGTGATTACATTAACGAAAGAAACAAACATGTCTAACAAGAAGCAGAAGAAGAACAACTTTTATAGCCACGACTTGCAACTCACAATCGACAGCCTCGCTTACACTTCAGATGACGACCTACGAAATTTGCACGATTCACTTCGCAAGGAGAGGGACATGACAGTCCGCGAAGGATTTGATTCAACTGCCGTTGAGACGTCAATCTGCTACGTTCAACGAGAGATCAGTGTGCGAGAAGTTCGTCGTTCGGCTCACGTGAATTACATCAAGACGACTGGATTTACAGTTTCTGCTCAACAACAGACTGATCAGAATGCAGCACAAGATAGAGATATGCTGCACTGAAGAAAGCGTAATATGCAAGACATCATTCACGACTATCTCAAAGAATTAAAAGCATTTTCACTCTTAAAGCACCCAGAAGTAGTATCCCTATTCAAGGAATATGCAGAAGGTACAGAAGAGTCTGCGAAAAAAGCAAAGAAAAAGCTTGTCGAGAGTAATCTTCGTTTAGTCATTTCCATAGCAAAAAAGCACAAGGGGCACAATATTCCCCTTGAGGACTTGATTCAAGAAGGAAATCTTGGTCTCTTGAAGGCCATTGATCGATTTGACTATAAGCGGGGATTTAAGTTTTCAACTTATGCGACATGGTGGATTAAGCAAGCTATCAGCCAGCATGTTCTCAAACGCAAACGCATGATTCGTCTACCTGCGCACGCTGCTTCTGTTCAAAAGAAGATTGTGCAAGCCGCTGATGAATACCGTGCAATGATGGGATGTGATCCGTCAAATGAAGAATTGCTAGAATTAATTGACGCTTCTGAAACTGTTGTAAAAGCAACTATTGCTTCGGGGCGAAACACTGTTTCTCTTAATCAGACGATATCTGCGGATCCTGACTCAGGCTCACTAGATGAGAAGATTGAAGACGAAGACGAGAATGTCAATCCGTTCCACGTAGCATCTTCTAAAGAACTCCTTGGAATCGTACAAGATGTACTTCAAACTCTCACAGAAAAAGAATCTGCTATTCTCAGGCTTAGATTTGGCTTATTTGACGAAGACATGGACGTTTCAGAATACAAAATCTCTGAGGGTGATGTGTCAGTTCTTATGACAGGGTCGTGATGAGCTTAATCGCAGTAATTTGTCTTTTTGGTCTGCTAATTGATTTTAGCACAATTATCTTAGTGCTAAGGTTGAACAAGCAGTTCAATGACTACATGGAAGAACAAGACGCAGCAAGAGAAGTAGAGGAAAAACTGCAGCAACGAGAGAATGACTATAGATCTGCTTTAATGTCGCGACTCGATGAAGTGCAAAATGCAAGATTCTCTTCGCTACATAAAACACTAAGAAAGTAAACTTAAACATGTTACAGTGTAAAAAAGATAAGTCACAATACGCAACAGTTGCAGAAGAAGGAACTAATTACAGAGAGATTGCTGATATGATGACTATGATTGGATACAAGATGAATCATTCATCAGCAAGAAACTATGTGCTGCGTGTTATGAAGAAATTTGCTCACGCAATCACAAAAAAGTGGAGCATTGATATTACAGATGATAAACTTGAACAGATCGTTAAAGATCCACAGTTTCAAGAGGGCATCAGTGATATTCTTCAAGAAATTGAAGCTTATAGAAAGTTACAACAAGAAGGGATCACATTTAAATGAGACTTCATGAAAGAAGCATTTCAAAAGTTACACTGCTTAATGTTCTTAAGCGCAGAAAATCAAATCTAAAAAGATTTTTAGAAGAAACTGGAATTGTAACGTACGAGTTATTGCTTACTCGTTGCGATTCAATGGGCGTTATCCCGCCTGAAGAACAAGAATTTTTAGATGCAACGGGCGCAGAAGCAAAAGGCACTGCTACAGTATCTTCGCCGGCAGAAGGTGTAATTGTTCTTAATCCTCCAAAGATTGTTAATGAATTAACTGGTCAACGAGAGGAAATTCCTGACGTCAAAGTAGACTCAGCCGATACACCTGAGGCATCTCTTGAAGATTCCCCTAAAGAAACCTCGGCTGAGTTTGAAGATAGTGCATTGAAGAAGAAGAAGAAAAAGAGCTAAATTCAGCTTGCAATTTAGCGACTTGAAGAGTTATAGTGTTTCTGTATGACATCCATCATTGACATTCTCGAACGTCTTGAATCAGATAATTCACGTCTCTTCAAGGAAGAACTATTAGATAATCACTGCAACAACGACTTGCTCAAGCGGGTGTTTGTTGCAGTGGGTGATCCTTACACTAATTTCTACGTTAACAAATTCAAGATGCCTCCGGCACTTGGAATTGGCCACGACGACACGGTAGTAGAGCAGTTTCTTGATGAAATTTACAAAAGCCTATCCACCAGAACTGTCACAGGCAATGCTGCAAAGGACCTTGTAGTCAAACTTTTTAAAGACATGTCAGGTCCGCAGCAGAAGTGGTGCCAGCGTATCTTATTGAAGAATCTTCGTTGCGGTGTTTCAACGACAACAGTTAATAAGATCTGGCCTGGGACGATCGTGGGTTTCTCTGTGCAACTAGCTGAAACGCTCAAGACGCGTCATGAAACAGGTAAAGGAATCATCATTGAAGATTCTATTTCTTATCCGGTGCGCATTGAGCCAAAGCTAGACGGGCTGCGCTGCATTGCAGTAAAGAATAACGGAGAAGTCACGCTCTTTACGCGTAGTGGTTCTGTCCTAGAGACGCTACCTAGAATCAAGGGCCTCCTTGAAAATGCTACTTGGGATAACTTCGTTCTTGACGCAGAAGTGATGGGAGCAGACTGGAACGAGACTGCTTCTGTCGCAATGTCCTACAAACGGGGCAAGGATGATTCTGGCATGGTCCTACACGTCTTTGATGCGATGACTTTTGACGATTGGCGTGAGCAAGAATCTACATTAAACTTGTCTGATAGAACCGATCTTGCATCGGAACTGGTTGCTAAAGTAAATTCTACTTCCGTCGTCACTGTCGACGGCAAGACCGTAAACAACATGAAAGAACTTCTGACATTTTACAATGATTGCATGGAGGATGGTTATGAGGGAATCATGTTGAAAGACCTGAACTCCAAGTACGCCTTTAAACGGTCAAAGGCGGTTCTCAAGATGAAACCGGTCACGACTTACGAAGGTGTCATCGTGGGTCACTACGAGGGAAATGTCGGCTCCAAACGCGAAGGCATGTGGGGCGGTTTCAATGTGGTTATGCCGAACGGAGTTGTGACTCGTGTGGGAGGAGGTTACACGGATGCACTCAAGGCAGAGATCGATATTGATCCTGACTCGTATCTCGGTAAGATTGTAGAAGTTGAAGGACAGCCTGATCCGATGACTGCTGACGGTCTCACGCGCGACGGCAAGGTTCGATTCCCAGTTTTTACTCGATTTCGAGATCCACGAGATGTCGATGCTAAGCTTCTAAAGACCGCAGAAAGTTTTCTGAAAAAGAGTAATTGATGTCGGCAATCCAAAAAAGACAACGTTCTTCTCCATACCCACTGAGTCGTCTCTCAGCACCTTTTGCCCCGCTTGATCACACAGCAGCTGTAGAAGAGGCTGCCAAAATTTTAGGAACTGTTGCACACGCCCGACTTGTGACTATTCAGAAGCAAATCTTGTTCTTGCAACAAGAAGCGCAACAGATCATAGAAGCTGCTGAAGAAGACGTTCGATTACACACGGCATCGTGCGCTTTTTCAAAGAAGGCAGGACAAATTTACCACCTCTACCACAGAGGCCCCGGACCAGACGATAACTATTTTTCCCTTCTTTCCCCTGAAGAGTGGGGCGTCGCACCACACCCATACATCGGAAGTTACAAGTTAGAAAATGATTTTTCGTGGACGAAAGTTGAGTCTGACGGGTAAGCATTAACGTCAGCTAGGCATTGAAATAAAATCAATACAGGTGTTGCGCAAATAAAAAATGCAAATGCGCGCGAGGTCATGATAGTATATGAATATGTTCAAGGCTTGCCAAACCGACTTCAATCTGGACCGTCACTTGGTGTCTTTTCTGCAGGACTCTCCGTTCTTCGCGGAACTCTCGAGGCATATCACCAAGATCCCAACGGAAGATATGCCCACGGCAGCTGTGGTCTTCGACCAGAAGCGCGACGACATCGTGCTGTACTGGAATCCGCAGTTCTTCGCGAGCCTCTCACCCCGTGAGATTCGTGGGGTTCTCATCCACGAGTTCTACCACCTCGTGTTCGGCCACTTGTACGGTCGTAAGCGTACGCCTCCTCAGCTGTGGAACATCGCCACGGACTTGGCCATCAACTCCATCATCCTCGACCCAAACCGCGGTGGCAACAGTCATCTGGAAGGCGACCGACTCCTGCCTGACTTCGCACTAGTTCCTGGTAGGGAGCTTAAGCATCCCGAGGGTCGTGAGTGGACGGAGGCTGAAAAAGCTTCCCAGAAGTTGTCTCAGATCATTGCTGAGCTTCCTCCCATGCAAGCCTCGGAGTGGTACTTCGAGAAGATCTACGAGAAGACCAAGGACGATCCGGACTTCGCCTCGGCCATGGACAGCATCGGTTCTCTCGACGACCACGGCGGCTGGGATCAGCTGCCTGACGAGATCAAGGAGTACGTGGAAGGCAAAGTCAAGTCTATCGTCGAGAAGGCGGTCAAGACCGCAGATTCTCAGGCCAACGGTTGGGGTAGTATCCCTTCAGACTTGGTCGACTCCATCCGTAAGTCGGTGGCCAATGTCATCAACTGGCGCAAAGTTCTGCGACAATTCGTGGGTCAGCTGGTTCGCGGTGGTCGCACCAACACGATGAAGCGCATCAACAAGCGTTATCCTTACATCCACCCGGGTACGAAGCGCGGCTACGAGGCCAAGCTCCTCATCGCTATCGACCAGTCCGGTTCTGTGCACAATGAGATGCTTGCAGAGTTCTTTGCTGAGCTCGGCAGTCTCACCAAGAAGGTGACTATCGACGTTCTTCCCTTTGACTGTGAAGCTGATGTTCGCGACGTCTACGAGTGGCGCCGCGGTGCCAACGTTCAACCACAGCGCATCCGTGCCGGTGGTACTGACTTCAACGCTCCCACCGTAGTAGTCAATGATCCTAAGAATCGTGGCCGCTGGGACGGTATGCTCATTCTCACTGACGGTGAGTGTAGCGCCCCTGGTCCCTCACGTGTTAAGCGCGGTTGGGTCCTTGGACGTGGCTGCAAGCTTCACTTCAATACTTCTGAGTTAACCATCTCGATGCAAGATGGTGCTGAGACGAAGGGTGCTTGGCGTTGATTCAGTAGACGCTGAATTAATCTGAAAAATAAAGGTGAGGTTTTTTACCTCACCTTTTATTCATTTGTTTCTTGAACTTTTTGTGCATCTTCTTGAGCTGCAGCTTGAAATGCACGTTCATTTACAAGGTCAGTCATTTCTCTCTTAATAAACTCAGTAGTACCTAGCATCATGTAAAAGTTTTTCAGCGCTTCATCTTCTACGGACTTTGACGCATTAAGCGTGTTGCGAAGGATGTCACTTGAGACATCAAAAGATTCTTTTGAAATCTTTTTTTCTGAAAGTAGTTTTTGTAGTTCACGTAGCTGTGATTCAACAAAGTTCTGAAAATAAACATTTGTGTCTTTCGCACAGACCGCATAAGATTCAAGCTTTTTTAAGTCTTCAAGTGCATGATTTAGCTGAGAACTCTTCTTATCAAGGAACTGTCCATACAGGTCGTTGTTCATGAACATTAACTTACTCATTAGGTTTAGAAAGTAAAAAAGGGCCCTGAGACATCCTCAGGGCCCAACTTCATATTTATTCTATTTTTTCTTACTTCTTCTTTTTCTTCTTTGCGACATTTAATGATTTTGGATAACCCTTTTGACCGGGTTTGAGTCTAGGTTTGCCTGCGCGGCGGCGAGCATGTATGTTTGCCCAAAGACTTTCATCTAGCTCCTCTTCACCTTCATAGTCGACCATGTCTTCCATGTCTTCTTCAAAGTCATCCTCAAGCTCATCTTCATCTTCGTACTCTTCATATTCTTCGTCATCACCGTGCATGTGCATCTTCGGCTCCATGTACGATAAGACTTGATTTAAATTTTCATATGCTGTTGTGATGTGTGCTTGGACCCAAGCAGGTAATTGATCGTCTTCTTCTAGCATGTCACAGAGCATGCAGGAGATCTCTTTTACTCTGTGGAGCTGAGATTTTGCCATTGAACCTTCAGCATCCTGCGCGTGACCATCTTCATAACCATGCAGGAAAAACTCAGAATCATCCTCGTCCTCATGCTCGTCGTAATGATCATGATCCTCGCTAAGACCAGAAGCCGAAGCTTCTCTTAGCAACTTTCTTAACTGTTTTGCTGTGATTCTCATATAAAAACCTTGAAGAGAAAAACTTTCGTCTAGTCCTAATTATACTGCTTCAGCTTTCTTTTTAGAACTTGTTTTCATAAACTGTGCAGCACGAGATTCAAAAAACTAGATTTAGTCGTGGCGATTTGATGGTCGTAAAAACTTTTGACGGTCGAAATGCTAGAGTCTGGTCTTTGACCGACAATATTGAAGTCGGAGTCGACGTAGTAGACAGCTTAGAAGCAGGGGATGTGTGTTTGTGCATCTCTCAAAGTAGCTATTTTAATGACTACGTTATTATCCTTACACACAATGGGTTATTGGGCTATGTCCAAGAAGATAGTTTAATTCATGCTTGAATGGCCTATAATTTGTTTTCAATTACATCATGACAAAATTAGAAGTCATCCAAGAGAGAAGCTGCGGCGCGTGCACGAAGTGTTGTGAAGGCTGGCTGTCGGCCAATATAAAGGGACACGAGATGCACCCTGGTAAACCCTGCTTCTTCTTGGCTGACGGTAAGTGCACTGACTATGAGGGGAGACCCAACACGTGTAAAGTCTATAATTGCGCATGGAAGTCTGAGCCGGAAACTTTTCCGGAGTGGATGAGGCCCGACAGAACCGGTATAATCATCAGCAAAATTACTCTACCTTCTCGAGCAGACTTGACTCACTATGAGGTTGCTGAGAGCGGCGGATATTTAGACGTGAAGACGCTCAATTGGCTAATTCAGTGGAGTCTGGACAAGGGTGTAAACCTATTCTACGAGATTGAAGGCAAACATCACGTGATCGGCAGTCCAGCGTTCAAGCAGTCGATGTCTGGGAAGTGACCCACCAGTCGGGTGTGGGTCTGTAGCGCCATCGAGCAAATCGTGCTTTCTCTCCGATGTAGTAGGCTCGGTAAGATGAAACAGGGTCTCCTCTATGATACTGTTTGTCTTTAATAGCTATCGCAAAAGGCGTCATTGGAATATCCGGTAGATTTTTTGGAATATTCTCTGCACACCATAAAAGAACGTCTTCTGATTTGTGGCGCTTTCTATACCTTTTAGTATATTGTTCACACAAAGCAAGACCGTGAGCAGCTAGCCATTTATAATTTTCTTTTGATGCTCGAGTCCACACTGTGCACGGGTGATTGTAATGAGTTCTCTTCCACGGTGCTACCTCAGACGGATGTGCTGCACACAACATTTGTCCGCTTTCAAGAATCATTTTTAAAACATGACGATCACACATCATGCTAGCAGCTTCAATTGGGTCTTCAGACAAGACAAAGATGTTCATTCAAGTCTTCCCATTTCTCTGGATCTAACAAACCGTCTTCTTCATCAATTATAATTATTCTGTAACCTTTATCAAGCGCAGAAGTTATTTTTGAAATATTCAATTCCATATGCTGCTCAAAAGTCCAGCTACTTTTAACCTCGACAATTAAGTTTAGCTCTTTAAGATAAAAATCTGGGTAGTAAAACCGACTTCTTCCTTCGTGTTCATATGAAATTTTTTGTGGAATCATTAATGTATAATTAAATTTTTCTGCAAAATCAACAAATTTCTTTTCATAGTTTGATCTACAAAGCACATTTTTTATAATTCTCTGTCTTACAATGTCCAACAAGAAATCCGCATGCAACACCGTATCTTTCTAATTGTGTTTTTCGTCTTTTATCAATCATTTCTTGCGGTTGTTTTTTACCAAGCCAAGGCGTTTTCATCTCGGCATTTTTAAAATAACATTTTGGATTACAGTACTGCCTATAACCTTCACCAAGACTTCTGAACTTTTTTTCTATACCACAGATGCATTTACTATTAACTATTTTGATGTATTCATCATAATATTGTTTACGTGATATTTCATGTTTTGCATGAATATGTTTACCCAAACCGTTAAGATTTTGAAACTTTCTAGAACAAATTTGACATAAATGCATGTTCTATAATTATACATTCACGACATGTTTATCACAGTGGTCTCTTGCCGCAAGTACAGGGTCAAGATTGAGAACAAATATATTCACTTGTTCTATTGTAGTCAAGTGAATTACAATGTACTAATGCGACGAGTTGCAGAATCATGCGCATAGCTAAGGGAGATCTTGTAGTTGTGAAGCGTGGCGTTGAACGCGGTAATAACACGATGTCTCAATTTAGCCTTGAAGGTCAAAAACTTGACATCCTAAAGCTAGAAAAGGGTAGCATAGGAATCGTGCTCGAAGCGCACGAGAGATCCGGCTGGATGTCTAAGTACAGCGTATTGTTCGAGACCGGACACACTTTTTGGCTGTGGGACGAAGAGATCGAACGCGTCAGTTAAATCTTCACTCGGGCTGTGGATTCAAGTGAGCATCTAGCATTGCATACAGCGCCTCTTTGACTTGTTTGTATAGATCTGGGTCGAACGTGACGTCAAGAAAATTAACGTGATCGTACTCTTGAGGCGTGTACTGTCCATTAGAATCCTCATGCCCTTTTGAGTAGCGTATCATTACAGCACCGTTCTGAGGCGAGACAGTGAATTGTTCGATTCTGACTTTATCTAAAGTTATTGTTGTTGGCGTGATGTTCAGCGGCATATTTTAATCTCGATCGCACTAGTATATATGGTCTTATGTAACTGCAATGTCGTAAACTATAAGCTAAAAATTGATTCTATTTAATGAGAAGATTACATGTATTAATATACGACTTCATCAACCATGATTGCAAGCCTAGTTGCTCCATATCTGAGCACACCCGCTTGTCCATTCATCGTAGTGACAGCAGTGCTTACAGCTGAAGCAATAACTTTGTAAGTCAATGTCTGCCCTGCGCCTGGTGAATTTGTCTCATAAGAAAAAAAGACAGAAACGGCCGTGTGTGGACTAGAAGATCCAGGCATTGACGATCCGCCTGCCGTAATGCTGGTAACATACTCTGCATTTGCTGCATCATTTCTATGCACATGAATAATGCCTCTTCCCGCTATGTTAACAGCAAAGACGCCGTTGAATGTAACTCTGATCTTACTTGAAGCACTAGCAGTCACCAAGGGTGTCGAAGTTAGACACACACTGCCTTCTGAAAGTTGAGGAATTGTGTCGTCGTATGGACAAGTCACGCTTGTGTAGCCAACTCCACCAAATTCTCCGCCAAGTGCTGTATTTTCTTTATAGGTCGAATTGACTATCTTTGCTTCTTTGTTAGTAGTCAAATTCCAGCTTGTTCCATCGTATCTATAGACAGTGTTGCTATCTGTGCTTAACACAGCTAGAGATCCTATCAATGCTGAAACTCCCACAGGTATTGTGTCCACACTAAGGAGTTCAATATCACCAAAATTATTTCTTGATAGCACAGCCATGCAAAGTCTCTAACTTTCGATCTCTTGAATTTGAATAGTCGTCAAGAATTTCCCGCCAAAATATCTGGCGCCAAGTGCGCCATTGACTGTCAAAGTTCCTGCAGATGGACCAACGCAGAGCTTATATGTCAGCGTGGTTCCTGCACCTGGGGAGCTTACTTGATATGCGAGATTAACTTGAGCACCGAATGAATTATTCGGTATTGAAGCAAATGATGCGCCCTCAGCGTTAGAAGCATAGCTTCCTCCATTGTCTGATCGATGAGTGTGGATACAGAACAATGAGCCTCCTGTCGAATTTGTTGCGCCCGACGTCGCCATAACTCTGATATTACTAGTACTGCTCTTGACGGTGTATGTAGGTGATGTGAGAACCACAGCACCCTCGTTAAACTGTGGTATAGAGTCATCATTTGGAACTGAGCCTGTTATGGTAGATCCAAATTCTCCACCTAGACTGCTAATTTCTGCGTACACGCTTCCAAGAGTCTTTGAGGAATAGTTTGAAACGGGATTTGCAGCAAAGTTTGTTATAGGAACACCCGTCGATGAGGGACTAGTCAAAAGCACCCACATGGAACCACCTGTGTTTGTATAGATGTTTCCGTTATTGACAGAATTATCATATAACACTGCCAAAGATCCCGTTAATGCTGTAACGCTACCGCTTGGATTAGCATCAACACTTAATAACTCAGCCGGACCGTAAGATGTTCTCGCTATAACAGCCATAGTCTATTGCTCAAACTCTTGCACAAGAATTGTTGATAAATATTTTCCACCGAAATATCTTGCTCCACTTAATCCATTTATCGTCAATGTTCCTGCAGATGGACCCGTCACAACTGCGTATTGAATCGTTGTATTCGCGCCCGGTGAATTTACACTATATATTAAAGAATGTGGTACAATAGATGTGTTTACCATGCAAGCCATATAGCTAGAAGCTTCTGCATTTGCTGTATAACTTGCGCCATTGTCTGATCTATGCGTATGAATTGTATAGGATACTATCGAGCTTGTTGAACCGTTCACTGTGACTGAAACAAGAATTTTGCTTGTATTGCTCTTCACGGTATAAACAGGAGACGTAAGAATTACTTTTCCTTCTGTGTACTGCGGTATTGTGTCATCAATAGGGGTTGTAGTAGTTATGGTAGCGCCAAATTCTCCGCCCATGGCGCCTGTTTCTGCGTAAGCACTTCCTAAAAATTTTGACGTAGAAGTTGCAAATGATTTATTATTTATTGTAGTTGAGTTTTGAGCTAGCAGAACCCACGTTGTGCCTCCTGCGTTTTTATAAACAGAATTATCAGTAGTTAAAATTGCAAGAGAATTCGTCAGAGAAGACGTTCCATTTGGGTCAGAATCAACCTGAAGAAGTTCAATAGCACCGTAATTTACCCTTGATAAAACCGCCATTTGTATTTCTTTCTTTATTATAGACCAAATCTGAGCGTGAAGCAACATCGTTTGTAGTTGTTATGAAGAAGACACGTTTCAATGGATTCTAATATAACTCATGTATTAAACTCCATATCTGCTTCTCTGAGCGTTAAAATTACTTAATACTTGTGTAGTAGATATCGCTGTATTATAAACGTGAAATGCTCCGAGACGACAGTTAGCATAAGTTCCGTCTCCGAGATTTGAGCTATCGTTGTTGGCTAATCCATAGTGTAAGGCTGTTGAACCATTATTGAATGGAGTTGATCTTGAATACGCAGCAGATCCCGCAGATGATCCGTTGACGTAACCAGTCAAGGTAGATCCGTCGTATGTAAATCCAATATAATACCACGTGTTTGTGCTGGTTGCGATTGAAGAAGCGAAACCCGTTCCGTTGCTCCACACAGAGAACCTAACCGTTCCTGCACCTCTCTCAATTTGTGAATCATGCCATGATGCATTTATCGTAGTTTGACCAAGTTCTGAGACGATCACACCGTTGTCTGACATGTATACCCATACGAATAT